GTTCTGAAACTGTACAGACTTAGTAACTACCTTACCCTTATCATCTACTATGTGCTCAAATGTACGCCGGATACCACTGCTACTTAGCCTGTGTGTCTTAGTTATACACTGGTTAAACTGGGCATAAAATACACCATCAGGTATATCATCTCTCTTATCAGTGGCTACGCCCTGAAAGAAGAGTAAGTTTTTAGTCACCTCTGCGTTGTACTTAGAGTACTCCTTCTTTAACTTGACAAACTCACGTTGTCTTTTATTGGTGGTCTTCAATGCAAGCAGGTCTTCTATCTTGGTGCTATATATGGGGGTAGCATTCCTCCCCTTACCCTTATACTTAGGGGTAAACTTCAGCACCTCGTATACAAATTCCTTCACTTGCTTAGGACTATTAGGATTAATGCCTCCTGTAAACTCATCAACAGCAGCAGTGGCAGCAGCTAGCTTAGCAGCAGACTCTCTGTAACGCTCACCAACAGCCGTTGCATCTATATGCATGCCATTGCTCTCTATATCAGCTAACGCTGCCGAGAGAAGGCATCTAGTGTACACATGACCAAGCAAACCACGTTCCCTCACCTCTTCTAATTGGAGGAGGAATAACTCACGAGTTTGTGTGATGTCCCAGTTACATCTAGCTATCAATTTACTACGAGGCATATCACTAGGGTCTACCTTCCCCTTCATACATAGATTAATATAAGGTGCCTTGCTCTTACCTAAGTATTTAGTAGATAGAGCGTCAAGAGATAGCTCCGCCTGTAAGTTACCATTCATACAGTATTCAGCAACCATAGTGTCGTATAGTACTAGCTTATACAAGTCAATGCCCGCTCTTTTCAACCAACCAATATCAAACTTGCCATTGTGTGCCACTATAAAATCTGCATTCTCTAAGGCATCTACTAACTCTCCCATCTCTAACTCATTGCCGTATATGTTATGAGCAGCACCATAATAACCATGACACCAACTACCACACACTATACTATTAGCAGGCCAACACGGTTGCGGGCTGCTAGCATCTCCCTTAGTGTTAGTCTCTAAATCAAACACTACAAAGTTATCTGATAGGTACACCTCGGGGTTTGGTGATAGTAAGAAGGGTGGCAAGGCTTTAAGCATAGCCCTTGGCAGCTTAGCTAGTGTACGTGCTACCGTTACTCTACCCATGCATCACTCCTCTATCACCTCAACTTCACTAGCGAAAAAGCATAACCAACCACTTGTAAGACTACCATCCCCCTTATAGCCTGCTGCCTCCAAATCTACCAGCAATATATCATAACCATACCTTAAATCTGTTGCATTAAATACCTTGCCTACTACTGCCGCCATTCCTGTATAACCGCCATCATTTAGTACTTTAACTTTCATAGATTTATCTCCGTTAATTCTTTATCTCTATGGTAACTCACATGTCTTACGCCGAGGCTACGCAGCAGGGCTAATGCCTTCACTCGTATTGCTTTAGTCATAAGGCCATGTGCGCCCATTAAATACACTGTTTCTGCATCAAGGTACATCACTGTAATTATACCTACGTATGCATCCCGCTTAGCATAGCACTTCCCTCTATCATACACTCTTATATGTGCCATGGCGGGGGTGTGCTCTATACTGTGCTCGGCCTTAGACACTAGGCACCTCTTCAAATGCACTCCATGTGCTGTCATTAGCATCACCTGCGTTATCTACTAACCGTCCATTCTTATCTATAGTATACACATTTCCCTCAGTGAAAATTTCCCCATCGTCAAAGTAATCTCTTGTGCAGCGTAGTGCAGTGCCTGCTTTATATTGGCCTCTTTCAAATTGCTTACCCATAATCATTTACTCCTTAGTAAATAGTGCTGTGATGTTATTGATAGCCCGTACTGCAAGCTCACCCTCTGCTAAGGCTGCATCACGCTTAGCTGTAGCAGCACTTATCTTGTCTGCTTCTAGGGCAGCTGTGGTTACCTCGCGCTCTGCTACATCTTGTAAGTCTTTGGTGAATGTATCTAAAATTGATTGTGTTGTCTTACGTTGAAACATATATGTTACCTTATGTATTTAAAAGCTGATATCTTCTCATTCAATCTCACTGTAATAGCTAGATGCTTACCGCCTAGCTTATTCTTAGTGATGTTTAGCACCCTACGTCCCGATGCTTGGTACTCTCTGTTCATCCCAATGCCTATCATGGCATCCGTTTGTCCTTGCACTCCTATGTTACTGTAGTACACATCCTTAATAGTCAAGTACAATTTACCTATAGCTGTCTCAGCTGCCTGTGATATGCTAACCCCTGCCACCTTATTCCTACTGTAGAACATACGCATAGCATAGGCTAGCTTCTCTATTAGCTGTGTCTTCTCAGGCTCTTTGCCCTTACCTAGCATTAAGTTGGTTAGTTGGTCAATGATACACACCTTAGGCTTGTGCTCTAAGATAAGAGACTGTACTTGTGCTACTGTTCCCGGTGATAGGTGTACAAACACTAGATTACTCCATCCCCTACTACGTGCTAGCGCCATAGCCCCCTCTCTGTCCTCTTGTACCTCCTCCGCTGTCCATTGGGTGAAGCGGCACAGTAGACGCATTAGGTACATGTCTGCACTCTCCTCATTGCCTATGTACAGGGTCTTATCTCCCTTCCTTGTGCGCTTGTTACATGCTGTAGCATATGCCAAGTTGATACCGAAGGCTGTCTTGCCACACTCAGGAGGAGCATACACCAACAAGTGACTACCTGCTATAAGCCCTCCATCAAATGCATCGTTCAATTCACAGGGTGCAATAGGAATTCTATTAGCAATAGTGAGAGACTCAGCAAAGCTATCCACATCAGCATCGGCATACACTATGGGAGCATCGACAGCATCCTGTAAACCATCAGCTTGTAAGCTGTTGTACTTCTCTAGTAAAGGGGCTGCTTTCTTATGCTCCTTAGCTAGTAGGTAGCCTCCTATTAGTTCCCCTATACTATCTGATTTCATAACACGGTAATCATCTAGTATATTATCTACTGACACAGGCTGTAGCTTATCTAAGAAGGCTTCAAACTTCTCAATAGCCTTAGGATGAGAGCGTTTGAGCCTTGTACGTAAAGACTGTACATCCATGCAGGTAGCAGAATCATCTCTATTATAATACTTGACAAGCTCTTTGAATATTAATTCACCCATATCACTGAAGTCTCCTTCATCATGGTACTTGTGTACTGTGTCAAACGCATTACGAGATTGTATCAAGGCTGCTATGATGCTACGCTCAGCCATAGTTATTCCTTAACGAGGGATACGTAGTAGTCATACAAGTGTACTATGTCTCCTACATCATACACAAACGCAACATCGTGCTTACCCCTTGTACAGGAGGGAGTGTCTACTACCACTAATGTATAATGCTTTCCCTTAGTAGTATCACTTGTACATATACTAGCTGCGAGGTCTAACTCTTCGTTAACTGTAATCTTATCACCAACTTTAAATGTATTACTCATATTAATTCCTCCACTAGTTCACACGCAGTGCCAATAAACCAGCTATAAGGGACGTCCCTATCAAACGCCACATGCTCCGCACCAACAGCATGTAATTCACTGCCTGTTACCTCCGCAAGGCGTCCCTTTAAAGTGGCCTCTACCTCTACAGGAAATTTAACCTCATCTAGCCCCTTAAAGTCCCCATTATTTAATAATATTACTTTTACTTTACTCATGCTATCACCTCAAATGTTTTATTTAGTTCACCCACTGTCATATCCTTACAATCTACTCCTAGTAGAGGTATAATTATCACCTCATCAAAGGCTAGAGATAGGCTACGTTTAAGCTTAACAGCCTTAGTAATAGCATCAGCATCTAGCACAATGATTAACTTCTTTACATCTAACGCAAGCATAGTGCTTACATGCCTATCATATATAGCAGTCCCGCCTAGACAGCATGTAGTTACGCCTATCTGGGAGTTGATACGTAGCATCGAGGGGTAATCCTCCACTACACATACCGTCTTACTTTCTACTACTTGTTGTAGCACTTCCATGTTAGGGAAGCACAGCCCTATATCAGTAGGAATAACAGGCTTCCAGTATGCCTTCGCCCCCTTACAGGGTCTGTTAGAGGCAAGCTTAGGGTAGTACCTTGCTATATAACCGTGTACCCTACCCATCAGGTCATACTGCGGGTAGTACACTCTCATATCCTCCTCACTAAACCTAACAGCATCTAACCAACGGGACTCAATGCCAAAGGTAGCTTGTAAATACGCTGCCTCATAACTAGTGAGGGCTGACAGCTTACCATCAAACAACTTCTTATGTCTAATACTTGTTTGGTCTAAGCCTACCTTACCACTACCCTTAGAGGTTATAACGCCACGGCAAGGGCAGTTTAACTTAAAGCATATGTATGCCACCTCACTATTAGTGCGTGTCATACTGAAGGCACTAGTACTACCACATACAGGGCATACACCACGAGTACTACATCCTTCAGGTAAGGTTAGTGCCTGCTCTCTCACTAGCTGTGCTACGTCATTCATTTGTCACAGGTCTGACATGCAGCTTAGCTAAGGCAGCCGGGCATACCAAGTAACTGCCTCCTAATAAACTAGCTAATATAGTAGCACCTTCATACCCTGCTGCGCCTAGCACACTCACATCATAGTAAACATCAGGACTACATATACTACGAGTGCTAGTATCATCATTAATAAACACCCCTGTATATATAAAGCTATACCCTTTCGAGTCTTTAAAGCGCAGTCCTAAAATTTTACCTACATGCTCTGCCAAAGGAGCATACATTTCGTAACGCTCCCCTATCTCCATAAACTTACCTGTACTATCTAATACAGGGATATCTGTGTGCAATATAACGGCTTCTGATAGTGATGTACTCATCTTGCTCTCCTTTTAGCTGCTCTATTCTTACGTGCTTGTAAGGCTGTAAACTCCTGTGTAGTTTCCCAACGTGTAGCTATATTGCCGTACAAATCTTCAAAGATACGCTTACCTTCGGCTAAGCTAATCACTTTCTTATCCTTAGGCTGTGCCTTAGTGGTGTACAGTATAGCATTGCCTTCCCTGTTTAGTGTGGCGTACTTATCCACGGTGGTATGCATCTTTTTAACTAGTACCTCCATGAAGAAGTGTTGTGATAATGTGTTCATAATACCACCTCAGCCAAGCTAACGTCACTCTCCCATATAGTTACTGTATCTCCTATATCATCTACGAACTGTACTCGTTGTAAGTGTGGATTTTCAACCCCTGTGCGGTAGAACACGGCAGTGAGGAGGTAGGCTTTACCTGTTGTTGTGTCCCTTGTGCTAGACGCTGTGTAATTGTCTGCCATAGGCTGATTAATGGTGATGCTATCACCTGCTTTAAATGTATTACTCAT